CACTGGGGGACGAAGGAGACGATCGGCAAGGATGGCTCGACTGTCACGCGAGAGGACATGCTCGGTCACCGCAAGCTGCAGATCGAGACGCGCCTGAAGCTGCTCGCCAAGTGGGATCCAAAGCGCTACGGTGACAAGCTGCATCTGGCTGGCGACAAGGAGAACCCGATCCACGTCGAGGCGAAGGTGCAGGCTGAACAATACTTCGAGGAGCTTCTGGTCAACCTCGAACTGAGCAAGGCTGTTGGTGACTGACCTCTCAGTCCTGACCAATCCTGAAGTAAGGGCGCAATTCGAGTCGCTCGACCCGATGTATCGTCTGGCGTGGACATGGCGAGCCAAGTGGCTCAAGACCGCGCACAAGCACCAGATCCTTCCGCAGGGAGATTGGTGGTCAATCTGGCTGATGCTGGCAGGTCGTGGCGCAGGTAAGACGCGTACCGCGGCAGAGCAGATCGGATGGTGGGCGTGGAAGCAGCCGAACACTCGATGGCTGGTAGCCGCTCCAACGAGCCTAGACGTCCGTGGAACGTGTTTCGAGGGCGACTCAGGGTTGATGTCTGTCATCCCGCCCGCGTTGATTGAGGACTACAACAAGACGCTACACGAGGTGAAGCTGGTCAATGGCTCGCTGATCAAGGGTATCTCAGCCAGTGAGCCTGAGCGCTTCCGTGGCCCGCAGTTTCATGGCGCATGGCTGGATGAGCTGGCGGCATGGGAATACCTGCAGGAAGCGTGGGATCAGATCCAGTTCGGCGTGCGTCTCGGAACCAAGACGCACATCATCGCCACCACCACGCCGCGACCGAAAGACCTGATCGTCGAGCTGATCGGTCGGGAGGGCGACGACGTCGTGCTGACCACAGCCTCGACCTACGAGAACCTGAAGAACCTCTCGGAGAACTTCAAGAAGCAGATCCTGAGCTACGAGGGAACGAAGCTTGGGCGGCAGGAGATCTACGCCGAGATCATTGATCCTGAGGATGGCGGCATCGTCAAGCGTGAGAACTTTAAGTTGTGGCCCGACAAGAAGCCGCTACCCAAGTTCGAGTACATCGTGCAGAGCTATGACTGTGCGACGAGCGAGAAGACGCAGAACGATCCGACGGCGTGCATAACGTGGGGCGTGTTTAAGCCGCAGGATGGCCCGATGTCCGTGATGATGATCGATGCATGGCAGGATAGATTGCAATATCCTGACCTGCGACCGAAGGTCATCGAGGAGTTCAAGACGTCCTACGGTGAAGGCAAGGAAGGCAAGCGCGTTGATCTGATCCTGATCGAAGACAAGTCAGCAGGCATCTCGCTGATACAGGATCTTCAAAGGGCAAATTTGCCTGTTCGAGCATACAACCCCGGACGAGCCGACAAGGTGCAGCGCCTGAACATTGTGTCGAACGTGATCGCCGCGGGGCGCGTGTGGGTTCCTGAGTCTGGTGTGAGGAAGGGTTACGTCAGAGACTGGGCGGAGGGCGCGATCAGCCAGATCTGTTCGTTCCCTGAATCAACGCACGATGATTTCGTTGATGCGACAACACAAGCATTAAGATACTTGCGAGATGCAGGATGGTTGGACATTGATCCTCAGCGTGAGTATGATGACGAGGACGACGATTATTTCCGTCAAAAGCGTGTCAATCCTTACGCGGTGTGACCTATGCCATCACCACTTGAACTGATCACCGAAGCGAGACGAGCGCAAGCCGCGGAGACTCCTGCTGCTCCGCTTCAATCGCTATCCAATCAGCAATGGCGTGTTCGCGGTACTCCGATTGGGGAGACCGAAGCAGGCTTCTTCAAGCAGCGTGAAGCGCAACAAGCAATCAGAGATCGTGAGCTGCAAGAGATGTTCAGTCCTGCTGGATTGGCAGGGCTTGGGCTTGGTACAGGAGTAGGATTAGCGTCGCAGACCGTCGGTACGCCCGGAGACATCCGCTCAATCTACGAAGAGTACAAGCCTGAGTCATTTCCGAATGCTCCAGAATTTTTAAAGATTTTCCCAACTACTGAAGAGATCCAAGAAGAACTTAGCTCGAAAACGGGAACCCCTGAATATAAAGCTGGAATAGACATTGGTAACTCAATTGCCCTTGCTGGAGCACCTAAAGCATTAGCTAATGTAGCAAAGATTGGCGCTCAGACTGCTGGTGCAGTTGGCAAAATGATTGGGAAAAAAATCAACGAGGCTATGCTGACAGGTCAAGGCCCATTAGCTCATGCGCTTGCTCCTGTTATGCCACGTCGCCTTGATGTCTACCACGGCGGCAGTCGGTTCGCCCCCACGCCTGAGAATCCATTGGGCGCGTTTGATCCGAGCAAGATCGGCACAGGCGAGGGATTGCAGTTTGGTTATGGAACGTACCTGACAGAAGCACCAGACGTTGGGCGTGGCTACGTCACGCGTGACATGGACTATGAGGCAAAGCTCTACAAGCTCTACCAGCAAGCGGAGAAGCGCAACGATCCGTTCTCGTTGGAGATCCTTGAGCGTGCCATGATGCACAAGACGCCGAGTGAGCTGCGCACGATGTACCCGCCGCAGGCTGCAGGACTGATCTCGCAGATCGAGAAGATCCCGCACTCAGGCGCTCTGTACAAAGCAAACCTACCTGATCAATTGATCCCGCAGATGCTGGATCTTGATAAGCCTTTCTTGGAGCAGCCGCATGTTGTCAAAGCACTGGAGGCGGAAGGACTCAACAGGGACGCACTCAATCAGATTGCTCAGAACATTGGGACATCCGGTGACTCGCTCTATCAATACATGGCGCGTCGGTTGGGTGGACAGAAGCAGGCGTCCGAGTACATGCGTAAGATCGGCATCCCCGGTAACGTATATCTTGATCCTAGTCAGAGAGACTTAGGGCTGAACGTCCGCAACTTCGTTGTGTTCCCCGGCGAGGAGAAGGCTGTCCGCATCAAGCAGAAGCTAAAGGACGGCGGCGAAGTCAGCATGGATGCCATGCGTGTGGCGGTTTGGGGCAAGCCTGATCACAAGCAGTCTGGTGGATGGGCAAAGGGCGCTCGTTCTGTAGAAGAAGCAAAGCGTTTATATGACATTGCCAAGGGAACACGCGCCAAGGCAGCGCAAGAAGCTGCTGGGTTGTACCACCCGATTGGCGGTGGCATCAAGTTGTCCAAGCCTGTCGAGTTAATGCAGTTTGAGACGGTCAAAGATCCAACGGTCAAGGGCGTGCAGCGCAAGATCATTACGCCACAAGACTTGCAGGGCGGTATTGGCATTCCGCTGGTTGGGGATCGAGCAGCAGGCGGCACGCTGCTGACTAGCGTTGAAGGCATACCGTTCCGCAACCCGCTGACTCTCGAAGCTGGCCCGGACTACATGCTTACCCACACCATCCCCGGTTCGCCAGAAAGCTCAATTTGGCGCTCTGGAAAAGGAGTAATCAGTGGGCTGCAAAGTCAAGTTGACTTTGTTAAAGATATGGGACGCCCAATTTATGGGGTAAATGTGGTTGGCGCTCCGACCAATGTCAACTACAACACGATGGTAACCGAAGCCATTTTGAATCAATATGATCCTACGGCGTTGACAAAAAAAGCAAAGAAAGAATTCCTAAATGACATTCGCAATTACGTTCCAGATCCGAAAAAACCGCACTTGAAACCCGGTGCCGTGTTGACTGAGGCTGATCTAAACGATGTTGAGGCGCTCAGAGCGAAAATGCTTGCTGAGGGAGCTGGCCCGTTGCGCAAGGCGTTTGTGGAGCGTATGGCGTTGGAGCCGTTCCAAAAGATGGGGTTTCCTGACGTGCCTGCCTCTCGATTGGCTACAACAGAACCATCTTTGGTAGATGTTCCAACTGGATCCGCTGGTTTTACTGTTGGCACAATTGATCCAACAAATCGTGCTTTACAACAAACACCGCGTGGTCATAAAACTTACCCGATTGCATTAGCTGGCGAATACTTTGGATCGTTAGAAAATCCAGTAAATTACAGAAATATTTTTCAAGATTTTTCTGACAAGCGACGCGTGTTTGGGAAACCAGAGGGATCAGACTGGCGTTCGTTTAGCTTGTCCCCTCAATTTCAAACATTTGATCAAGAGTGGTTGGATCGGCTTATGCAATCAACAGGAGCAAACAAGCCGCGTGAATGGAAGAAGGGCGGGAAGGTAGTCAAGAAAGCCGACGGCGGCATGACATCAGATGATCTGATCGTTGAGGAGAGGAAGCTGTAATGGCGTTAGAGAAGATCGCCAAGGTTCCTGCATTACTCCGCAAGGCAAGAGGCGTAGCTGATACGCGTCCATTCTATTCCCCGATCGACCAAGCGATCGCCGAGATCA